ATAGAGCAAACCGAAGGGCTAGATAAATGACTTGGCTTAAACTTTACAATTATTTATACGAAAGAGCAAATGACATTAAAAATCCTGGGACTTTTCCTTGGCAAGAAGAAGTTTCCGTATTTGATTTTGAAAGATTAGAATATTATCCTATAGATTTTATAGAAATGCCAGATGGAAAAATTAGTTTTGAAATAGACACATATCAACCGGAGACTAACAATGGATCTTGAAATTGAAAGTTTGCTTTTTCAACAGGTTGAGAAGCCTAAGCATTATCTTATGACTCGTATTATTAATGTATGGGAAAATCGCTATCGTATTAATGTATATATCGAAATTGAAGAAGATAATTTAATCAAGAAACGTATTCACAGTAGTTATTTTTGTCACTACAATCCTGGTAAACTTACTATCTTTCCAGATCAAGACAAAACTAGCGAAAAAAATAAAAAATTCTAAAGAAGTACACTTGACAAGACCGATTACTGTTGTATACTTAGGCTATAACGCTAACAACGGAGATTACTGATGGCTAAAGGTAGAAAAACTTGTGATAAGTGTGGAACACAAACCGGCCCCCGTGCCTATATGTGTAAGAATTGCAATACTCCTTTTATGTTCAAGAATAAGAGCAGAGAGGACAGGAATACGAAAATTATTCGTAATATCAACTGGAGAGAACTCCAAAAGGGAGACAAGATCAAGGTCGCTGGTGGCCCATATTTTGTGCATCATGGTGATTTTATCCCAATGGGTTATCGTGGTAAGTTTCTTGTGGAAAGAGTAGATGAAAATGGCATCCTAGCATGGGGGCTGGATAAAAATGCTGGGTTCTGTCATATTTGGATGAATGGAGATATTCAGAATAAAGAAACAGGAGTTTGGAAAACTCCGCACAAAATTCTTAAACTCAAACAAAAACTTGTTCTTGTATGAACGAATCACAAGATAAAAAAGAAGCATTGAATAAACTCTACGAATGTAGAGAAAATATAGAAAAATATTTGGCCGAAATAGAAACTATTATTAGTGTCAATTTCACAGATAAATATGCTATCGCTTATCAGCATTGGATACCTCAAATCAAAACAGCACTCAGAAATAATACTAAGTGGCTATCAAGAGGAGAATATTCTATGGATGATTTAATTGTTAATATTGAAGATAATATGAAAGAAAATATTCATAACAAAGGTGTATCTAAATATATCAACTAAAATTGGAGAAACAATGTCAGAATTTTATGCCATTACAGATTTGGTCGGATACGCTACTCAAATGAGAGATGCCGCGTCCAAATCTATTTGTGGATCTAGTCAAGATAATTTAGATGAATATATTACTATTTCACAGATGATTACCTTGGTTAAAGAACAGTGTAATGGTTTTGACGATGAAGATAGACCACTATTAGATGAAGATACCAACGAAAATATTTTTGAAGATACTGTTCTTTGGATTCATGAAGTTGGTTTGGCTAAACTCGCTGCTCAAAATTTGATAGAGTGTGCTTGGGATGACAAAACTAACACAATGATATTCTGGAAAGACGATAATGATGTACGAACCAAAAACTCCACAGGAAAAAATAAAAAAACTAAAGGATCAGATAGCGGACTGTAGAGACTATATTTCTTCTGACTTTTGCATGAATTGTCAGACAATGTATAATAAAATCAGTAAATATGAAGAAGAAATTTTAGAACTAGAAAAAATAATTAACAATGCTAAATAAGTTATTATATTATTGGAAACCAAGACCAAAGTATAATAATAAATCCATAAATATATTCTGTGCTATACAAAAATATCTAAATGATAGTACAAGTATTATACAGTCTAAGATAGCGAGAGTGTGTTATAAATTATGTCTCAAGATACTGAATCATCAATATAGATACCACATAAAACAATTAAATAAAAAGTGGGGTGAAATAGATACCATTCTGGTATCATCACCGTGCGTTAAAGATAAAATTCAAACAGATACACAATATAATAAACTACAAAATAATGATCTAAAATTTTTGTATGAATTGGAACTTATAGCAGCATTAGAAATGGACGAAAAGCATAAACAACGAGATATTAATCTATTATTTAGTATGCTTGCTAAGTATCATGAAATTTTAAGTAAAAGTAACACACAATGAATGTTATTGATAGTCTGAAAAATTTAAGTGTTCCCGAAATCGGAAACTATTGCTACAAGAATAGTATAGCAGCAAGTGTTGCTATGATTAATATTGGTGGTGATTTTAATCTTAGCACTATGGTTCGTAATGCAAACTTTTTTGGATTTCGTAGTGTGCATTATGTTGGCAAAAAGAAATGGGATAAAAGAGGTAGCGTTGGAACCCATCACTATACTTCAATGTATTATCATAAAACTGAAGAAGATTTTATTAAATCACATTCATCGAGTGGTCGTACATTAATTGCTATTGAAAATAATATTCCAGCATACAAAGATATTACTTTTGATCCTTTTAGTTTTGATTTTTCTAATATTGATGAACCAATTTTTATTTTTGGAGAAGAAAATGCTGGTCTATCAGAAACAATTCTTATGGCTTGTGCTTGTGTTCTAACTATTCCGACTTATGGTAGTGTACGGTCTTTAAATGTTGGAACAACTAGTGGTATTATTATGAGTATTTATCGCAACTATTACGAAAAATACCTCAAGAGTTGACAGGGATCGACCGATAGGTATAATAGAAATATGGGGCGTTGCCGCCGGTAGTGGCACACACTCTTATAAGGTGTTCAAAAGGTAGGTTCGACTCCTACACGCCCTATTGGTTTAATTTTTTAAATAAGGAGATTTATGACTAATCGTTCAAATCATTTGGCAAGTTATACTTTCTTGGTTGGATTACTGATCTTATCTTTTTCTTTTAATGTTCATTTATACAACAGGCTACGGAAATTAGAATTTGATTCTGTTCTTTGGCGTTGTGGAACTAGTCAAATTGAATTTCAACAAATTCAAAATGAGATTGACAGATTAGAAAATAATCCATTTTTTAATGCTTGTGATCCTCCCAGTGTATTAAAGAAATAAGGGGGCGTAAAGGTTTCGACTACATAAAGACGATTATATTGGCAAGTAGTGGTTGGTGGAAAGGCCACTCTAAAAATCTACCAAATGCTTTAACTGGCACAAATCAGTTAGCCCTTGCTGCCTAATAAAAAACGGCAGTAACAGACTGCGATACCGAATGAGGGTAGGGATCAAAAGTCTGTCGTTAAATCCCTCTGCACTTACAATATCCAACGGGTTGTAGGTTAAGAGCAGTTGGTAAGATAGGATTAGTCTTGTTTATTCTGTACTCCTATTTAACTCATGAATAAAATAAACTTGTAGATAATGTAATTTGAAGTATGATAGGACGGGGATTCGACTTCCCCCGCCTCCACTTTATCTTGCCCATCTCCATTTTTGGTGTATAATAGATTAACTAAGAATGGAGGTGGTTATGATAAGTACCACAGAAATAATTTGTGCTGTTTGTGGCAAGTGCTGTATAAAAAAATTAGCCGAAATTAATAGACAAAAGAAAAAAGGTAGAAATAAATTTTATTGTGGTCGTAATTGTGCAGGAAAAGATGGGGTTGGTCATCTCAAAAAATATGCTGGAAAATTTAATCAAAATTTAATTCCATCAAATAGATACGATGAACATACTAATTTTAGATGGTATATCAAAAATATTATTAAGAATTCTAAAAAACGTAAACAAAATTATGATATAGATCTGGGATATCTTAATGAGTTATGGGAACAACAAAAAGGAATTTGCCCATTTACTAAACAGAAATTAGAATTGAGAACACATAACTATGCGTTAATTGAGAACAGACCATATCAAGCGTCTTTAGATAGAATAGATAATAATATAGGGTACATTAAAGGAAATATTAGGTTTGTTGCTTTGATTTTTAATTATGCCAGAAATAATTTTTCTGATGAACAAGTTATAGATTTTTGTAAAAACGTTAGTCAATCAATAAAGGTATAATATGAGTTTCTGGAAAAAGATATACAAAAAATTGCGTAAAAAAGAACAGAAAGACCCTAAAAAGTTGGCAGAAGATAAGTATCTTAAAAAACTAAAGAAGCAACTAAAGAAACACAAATAATTATGTCATATTTAAATACTCCAATTCCGGTTATCGGTGGTTATGTTCGTGGAAATTTTTTACGAAATCAAGAAGATTCTTTCGACAAAAAGTTTCCATGCTATATTTTTGGTATGACTTCTATCCCAGCACAAGCCCCACTATTTCATTTTATTATGGAAGATGGTGGATTATGGTGGAGGATGCCTATTCATGCTTTTTGTTGGAAAGAAGATAGTCCACAACAAGAACTAGATGAATTAGTTTTATGGGATTCTTTCTCATACCATGTTTCTGTAACATCATATCCAGTATTGAGAAATCATACTTGCAAATTTATTTCCAGAAGGCGAACTGAATATACTGGCAGATATTTGTTCACACTAGATTGGGCAGGCTCTACTGATAGTGGTGATACAGATTTTACTCTTAGTGAGTTCCCATCACAACATAAATGTGGACATTTTATTAAAATGGATAATGGCAATTTTGCTATTCAACCTAACAATAGATTAGTAATGCACGATCCATCTTTTACTATTAAGAATGAATTAGTTATACATCGTAAATATAATGAAACTCTTTGGACAGCAGAAAGAAATATGCGTTGGGTAACTCCCGATACAGATATTATGGATTATGATCATACTGATTTAGGATCAGGCGAATCTAATCAAGAACGATCAGATATGTATAATAAATTAGATAAAAATACTGATGACTAGAAAAATTTGTTCATATTGTGGCAAAAGGAAAAATAAAGCAAGTTTTCCTAAACATAGTATGTACAAAGATAATCTTGATACACGATGTAAAAAGTGTGTTAAGAAACATAGCAAAGTGAGAAGCGGTTTACATAAAATTGCTCCCCCCAAACCGGAGTTATGTGAATGTTGTGGTAAAATACCAATTAAATGGGTTTTAGATCACGATCATAGTGATGATAGTTTTAGAGGTTGGATCTGTGATCGCTGCAATACTGGTATAGGAAAATTAGGAGATTCTTTAGACGGTGTAATAAAAGCTGTAAACTATTTAATCATGTCTAAAAATAGAGTACGGCAAAATGAATCTCAAACAAAGATGGATCAAACACCTTCAAGAAAATAACATGACATATCTTGAGCATCTAATTTTTGCTCTGTTTTATGGATCTTGTTGTTTATTGGCGGGATTACTATTGATTATTCATTCGGTTTTGCCATGTTTTTTTCCAACAGCAGGAAGTGATTTGGTTACAAAATTAAGTAAAAGATTCAATAAAAGACGCTAGACTGTCGATACTTGACAACAGAACTAGCGTATGGTATACTACGCTAAACACAGGAGACTATTTGGATGATTCACGATTTTAATTATGTTATGGGAATGGTTCGTGATCTTCGTGCCACTAGCAGCACTAAAGATAAAGAAGGAATTATTCTGGATTATTGTGGACACAATAGTGCCGCAGCATCTTTCACCAAGAATATTTTGCTTTATACCTATCATCCGTTGTGGCAATACAATGTCACTAGTGATAATCTCAAGAAGAAGAATCATCTTGTAGCCAGAAAGAACGAATACAAAAATTTCTTTGATCTGCTTGACGCTCTAAAGAGTCGCAAGATTACTGGACATGATGCTATTGCTACTGTGAATAGTTTTATTGAACACTATTCTGAATACGAGGAACTTATCCATTGTATTATTGATAAAGACTTGAAAACCCGTGCTGGTGATAAGATTATCAATAAGGCTATTCCTGACCATATTCCAGAGTTTAGTGTTGCTCTGGCAGATAAGTACGAGCCTAAACTTGTAGATTGGAAGGATGGTTGGTATGTTAGCAGAAAAATTGACGGTGCTAGATGTATTGGGATTGTTGATAGTGATGGTAATACTACCTTCTATTCCCGCACGGGAAAGGAGTTTGATACTCTTGGCATCGTCAGGGATGGTATTAAGGCTCTTGGCGTTACTGATGTAGTATTTGATGGCGAACTTTGTCTTGTAGACGATGAAGGTAATGAGGACTTTCAGGGGGTGATGAAACAACTCAAGAAGAAGGATCATACTATTCCTAATCCATCATTTAAGATTTTTGATATTCTAACCCATGATGAATTTTATAGTAAGAAGGGAGAAAAGAACCGTCCATATTCTATTCGCTATAATAATCTACGAGAAGTAATGAAGAATAACTCTTGTACCTGTCTTAGTGTGCTTGGTCAAGAACTCATTAAAGATGATGATCATTTTGCTGAATGGACAAAAAGAGGTAATGACTATGGTTGGGAAGGAGTTATGCTACGAGCAGATGAACCATATAAAGGTAAGCGTAGCAAAGACCTTCTGAAAGTTAAGAAGTTTTTTGATGACGAATATGAAGTTATTGATGTTGAAATGGGGCCATTTCGTTATGTATTAAATGGTAGAGAACATGAAGAAACTATGCTTTCTTGTGTAATGATTAAGCATAAGGATCATATTGTCAGGGTTGGTAGTGGTTTCGCTATTGACCAAAGACAAGAATTTTATCAGAACCCTAGAAAGATTCTTGGACAAATTATTACTGTTCAATATTTTGAAGAAACCAAAAACCAAGAAGGCGGAATTAGTTTACGTTTTCCAACATTTAAAATTTTACATGGTGAATATAGAACAGTATAGTTATGCTACAATTAATTAGAGATAAATCCTATAGGGTAGATAATTTTACTATCTTGGGAGAAAGACATTCCGGTACAAATTTTTTACAAAAATTAATTACACAAAATCTTCAAATAGATGTTACATGGCATTGTGGATGGAAACATTTTTTCGGATTTAATGCACCATGTATGATAAAATCCAAAAATACTTTATTCGTAGGCATAATAAGAAATCCATACGATTGGATTATGGCTATGCGAAAAAAGCCTCACCATGTACATCCAGATAATTTATCTTCCATTGAATCTTTTTTATTCAATGAATGGTCATCAATATACCATATGTATAAAGAGATTACTGAAGATCGCAATATTATTACGGGTTTAAAATACAATAATATATTTGAATTAAGACAAACTAAAGCAGAATATTTGTATTTCAAAGCACCACTTATGTGTAGTAACTATATCTTTATAAGATATGAGGATCTATTATATTCAGCAAGATCAATTTTAAATTTGATTAGTTGCAAATTTCATATACCATTTAAACCCACAGGTAAAATAAAGGTTATAGATAAAAAACCATACGTTATCGATCCTTCAACTAAACTTCTAATAGATAATAATCTGCATTGGGATATAGAAAATTTACTTGGATATTTTCTGAATAAATAAAAATATCAAATTGGTTGAGAACTAACACTAAAGAGATCGCTCTTGACAAGACGATACCAGTAGTGTAAAATCACAGCATACCCATTGGAGAAAACCATGATTGTTCTGAACACTGTTTCCGAAAATAATACTGTTGAAATGAGCAAGAGTAAAGCCGATATTTTCTTCTCTACATTTCCAAAAGATAAGGTTGTAGCATATAAGGAATATTGGGAAAGTGTTCGTCCTCAGAATGTTGAAGATATTTTTCGTCGCTATCTTTTTGCATATTGCAGTGTTCATACTACATGGAAGGGTAATTGTGCAGGATATAACGCTATTAAAAACTTTGATGAGTGGATTGATGACGAGAATGTTCTGAGAGAAAAACTCCATAAGAGCGGTGTTGGTCTACATAATAATCGCACCAAATATATTTGGGACTTTGCTACAAAGTTTTGGACTAATCCCAAAGATTTCTATTTTACCACGAAAAAGGGTCATGTTAAGAAGCGTGATTCTATTGTGAATAAAATTAGTGGTATTGGATTGGCTAAAGTTAGTTTTGCTTTGGAAATGATTCATCCTAATGAGGCCAGAGTATTGTGTGGCGATGTTCATCAACTCAGGCTTTACGATATGGAAACACTCAAGTATAATAAAAGCAAGACAGGTACGAACCTTTATAAAAAGATGGAGCGTCATTGGATGGTCAATTGTGGTAAGCACAAAATTCCATCATATATTGCTCGTTGCTTGTACTGGGATAACTTGCAAAAGAAAGAAGATAGTAGATACTGGAGTTTTGTTCTGGAGAATTAAATGAGTCAAAACGGTAAAGGTTCAAAACAAAGACCCAAAAGCGTAGACCAAAAAACATGGGATAAAAACTATGAGCGAATCTTTGGTAAAAAAAGACCAAAAACTAAATAATTATCGTACTTTATTCATACGTTGTGATTGTCATAGTGAAGTTTTGGTTATTGATTACGATGCCATATTTCAAATGATCGAACTATCAGTATTTAGTTCATTGGTCACATCAAGAATGTCATTATGGCAAAAATTCAGATATATTTATCAAATACTTAAATATGGTAAACCATATACTGATCAAATTATTTTACATAGAACACAAATAGATGAATTAAAAGCGTTTATCAATAGTTTATGACAGAATCAGATAAAGAATTTCTATTGTGGATAGCCAAAAGACTAGTATATAAGTATGGGGAAAAACCAGATATTATTACTCAAGTTATGGGGCTTTTAAATAGAGACAGAACAGAAAAAAATGCTTATCAAGAAAACGTACAAAATACATTACTATTTATATCCACTACAATAGACTCATTAACAAATATGCAAAAAATATGTACGAATTTAAGTATTAATAATGTAACTAAAAGTACAGAAAATAATAATTTATCTCTAGATAATATTGATATGGATAATTTTATTAGGGGTATATAATATTATATCCTACTAATTTAGTGGAGAATTATTATGATAATGAAAAATTATATTTCAGAAGAATTATATAACAAGGTATATCATCTCAGTCAACAACTAAAAGAAGCAGTAGATACTATTGATATCTTAGAAAAAGAAAATCAAGTACTTAAAGAAAAAATAGACAAGGTAGAACATAGAGAAGAATATATCGTATATTAAATTCTAAGGAAACGAAAAATAAAGTTCAGCGTGTTGACAAGACGATAACGTAGTGTACAATGGATTGTGTTGTGGGATCGGTCGCTTGACTGACACAATACAAATTGGTTAGTTTAATAAATTGGAGGTTGATTATGACTGATGTTAATGTTGTTGAGAAGCAGAAGCGTATTCGTTGTTCTGATGAGGCTTTTCTTGAGGCGGTTTTTTCCAGCAAGACTTATGCTGAAATCGCACAAAAGACGGGCCAAAAGATTGCGAGTACAGTTGCTCGTTACGCTCGTACCAAGGCTGCTCTCGCTAAGAAGGGAGAGGAATTGCCTGCTATGGAACGTGCAAAGCCCGTTAAGACTGTTGATAATGTTGAGGCTATGGCAGAAGTTGTTCGTCGCCTAAAGGCTCACAACAACGGTTGACATATTTAAAGAACCGGCTATAAGAATCTAAGTGACAGAGGCACACGAAATAATCAACCTCAAGTCAGCGATTTTTATAGTCGGTTACTTTATTATGGGAGCGTAGTCCAATGGCAGAGACAACGGACTTAAAATCCGTACAGTGTGGGTTCGACTCCCACCGCTCCTACTATATTAGGTATAATGATGAATAAACATTCCGATCCTCTGGATTATGTATTATCTTGTTGCGAACAAGGATTACTGCCAGAATTATTTTGCGTTCAAAACGCCAAAGACGAATTACAAAAACTTCGTAAAGAAATAAATTCTTTTAAGATTGTGGCATACGGTCGAGTTAATGATAGGTTAGATTTATATGGCGTAAATATTAATCATAACCCTTACTTAAATCAAGATACTATTGTACCACTATATTCTAATAAACAAGAATTCTTAAAAGAAGATTGGAAAGGATACAGTTATGGTCTCTCTGCCAAATAAATTTTATCGCGGGGTAGTTCACAGTCCAAAGAATCCTAAACACCCTAATTTTAGATTTTTGATTGTGGATACTGTTTATGAAAAACAGGACGAAAACGGAGAATGGTATACGGACTCATTCAATAGTTATGAAGATTTTCTTTTTCATAATCCAGACAAAGGCGATTCTTTTTATGGAGTATACGGATCTTATTGGATAGATATTCCACGAAATACTCTGAAGATTAGTGAAACATTTAATCTTAAAGAAGCAATATTCATTGCCGAATCTATTATGGGTAATTCTATTATAGAAACGACAGAGTAAAATGATCAATACTGAATTTGAAATTGATTATAGTGATTGGTTTGATGAAGGAGGATGCTGTCAAGTATACCCTATTAAAAATCACAAAGGTTCAGTATTCAAAGAGTTTAGAAATAAAAAGAAAGCCAGTGAAGCATATTCTATTCAAAAAAAGTTAGCCAAATTCGATCTTGCTCCAAAAATACTTAGCAAAGTTTGTAAATTAAATTTTGCAGAAGAAGAGGGTGTTACATTTTATGAGAGCAGTGATTGGGGTTTTATAACAGAATACGCAAAAACCTGTAAAGCAAACAGTGTTATCAAAATGTATCATATTCAAGAATTAGTAAACGAAATTCAAGAAAAAACAGGTTTAAAATTTTGGGATTGTCATTGGTATAATGTTGGCTTAGTTAAAAGAGGACGATCTAAAAAATTGGTTTGTATTGATACGGGGAAAGAGAGTTTTGATGGTAATGCTAATGCTTGGGGAAATGTTGATCCTGGGCCAAAATGTAGTTACTGTTATAAATATGATTGTAAATGCTAGGAGAATATTATGCCATATGTAAGCGAAGATGATAGATCAGAATTAGATGATTGTATTGACCGATTAACGGTTTGTATTCGTGATATTAAACATTCACTCAAAAATCCTCATGATTTTAGTATTTATTTAGGCAGAATAAATTACTGTTTTTCTCGCATAATATCGGGACTAATGGAACAACCATCCTATAATAAGATTGCTATGATTACTGGTGTATTAGAAAATATAAAACAAGAATTCTATAGAAGAATTGCTGCTCCATATGAAGATACTAAAATTATCCAAAATGGCGACATAAAAGAGTACAAAAAACTAAAATAAGGAGTCTATTATGTCACGAGACTTTGATGATATCTACAAAAAAATTGATCAATCTCATAAGGATCTTTATAAGCAAGATACAGAAAACGCTAAAGATATTTGTATCTTAAAAAAAGATCAGGATAAATTACTCAAAGATATTAATGAGATTAAAAAAGAAGTTAGAGATATCAGTTATAAAGTTGATGTGATGCTAGAAATTCTTAATAGTTTTACTATCATGTTAGAAGAGGAAGAAGAATTTGATGAGGATTACGATACTGATCAAACATGGGTGCCAGATGAAGATGACGAATGGAGTAATAAGGAAGATGAAAGTTGATGGCTAGTTTAGCATTATTAGTTACAATAATATTTTTGGGTATGATTTTATTTGGCCCACTATTACTAATAATAAATAAACTAAATATTTTTCCAAAGATCATAATTCAATTATTATCTGTATTTTGTGCTATTTATGGATTATGGTGGATATTAACTCTTATTACGCCTATTCGCTGGCTAGGATTATTGCCCATATATTGTGCGTACCTTGCAACAAAATCTAAAGACGCGAGGCTTGACAACCGATAACAGTATGGTATGATACGCTAATCACAGGTCGATAACGAAACATATTGGAGAAGAAAATGAAGTTGGCAGACAGGACGGTTGAGACTCATAGTGCTGGTGTTAAGAGCGAAGCAGGATTCACTATCGCCCAAACCAGTAAAATGTTTAAGATTTTGTCAGACTCTCTTTATTCTGACAAGGTGATGGCAGTTGTTCGTGAATTGTCCACCAATGCTTATGATAGTCATATTGCTGCTGGCAATAAGAATCCTTTTAAGGTGGTGTTGCCTAGTGCTGGTAATCCTAATTTTGTAGTGCGTGATTATGGTACTGGTCTTAGTCAGACCGATATGGAGAACCTGTATACAACTTATGGTGCTAGTAACAAGAATACTAGTAACGATTTTGTTGGTTGTCTTGGTCTAGGTTCTAAGAGTCCGTTTGCATATACCAAGAGTTTTACTACCAGTTCTTATTATAACGGACAAAAGTATACTTATGTTGCCGCTATTGATGATAGTGGTGTTCCTACTCTGAATCTTTTTAGTGTCAGCGAAACCGACGAGCCTAATGGTCTTGAGATTAGTTTTGCTGTAAAGCAGTATGACTTTGCTGAATTTAGCAGCAAGTCTATGCGTATTTTCCACTATTTTAAGATGAAGCCCATTATCGAAGGTGGTGTTCTAACTAATCTAAAAGATCATAAATATAGCAACAAGAATATCGTCTTGAGCGGTGATGGCTGGAGAGTTTGTCGCCTGAACAATGATACTAATTATTATCCTAATGTTCATCATCATATTGATAGTGGCATTGTTGCATTGATGGGTAATATCGCATATCCTGTTAAGACTAGTCAGATTATTGGTGATGAAAAGCAAACAACTAATGATGCTATTCAGCGTTGGAATCGTGCTTTTCAAAAAGCCGATATTGATAGTTGGAAAAGTTTTGTTGTTGAAATCATTAATCAAAACCTTTACCTTGAACTTGATTTTGGTATTGGCGAATTGGAAATGGATGTTTCCAGAGAAGGTTTGCAGTATACCAAAGATGTAATCAGAACCTTGCGTGAAAAGACTCAAGAGATTTATCTTGAGATGAAGGAAGAATTTAGCAAGAAAATCGCTGCCGCAAAAACCAAGGTAGAAGCAATTACGCTTTATTATACCCTTAACGATCTTGCTGGTGGTTGGGGAGTTGGTGCTGAATGGACTGATAGCAAGGGTAAGAAGCACAATATTAATTCTGGACAGGATCTAGAATATAAGATTCCTGCCGGAAAGAGTATGTACGTTTTTAATTATCGTACTGCTGGCTATCGTTCTCGTCGCATGGTTTATCAGACAAATAGTATTCATCATAATACTCTTACTGGTCAAGGCGAATATTATTGGAATAATCAGAAAAAGACAGGAGAACTGTCATTCTTTGTTTGCGATATTAAAACAGAAGAAACAGCAAAGAAGATCGTTACTAGATATTGCAATGATAATAATTGCTTTGCATACCTAATGATTGATACTAAGGATCATACCAAAGCAGATGAAGGTTTTGATAGTCTAATTGCTGATGTTGGTGCTGACAAAATCAAGAAGGTTTCTGACTACAAAGATTTGATTAAGAGTAATAATCCTCGTAAGCAAAGTAGTCGATCCTCTAATGGTGCTGTTAGCGACCAAGATGTATTTTTCATCTATGGAGAATCTAAGGATAGCGGTAAAATTAGCAATCCTTATAACGACGCTCCTTGTCTCAGGGTTTTGACAGAAGATGAATTGGAGGCTTTTGAAGATAGTGATGAGATTATTTATGTTCCAATCATTCGCTATGCTAGTGCTTCTAATGAATATCCGTCAATTTCTGATTTGAACCTAATGATAAACGATGTTACTGCAACATCACTAGTCAAGGATTTGTTTGGATCTAATAAGATTTATGCTATCAAAAGTGCTTTTGTCGATAAACTCAAGAAACAGGGTTATACTCTGATCGACTTTAATACTTTCTTCAAGAAACAACTCAAAAGAGTTGCCAAAGATAGTCTGAGCAAGTTGTCAGAATACAATGGTATTGTTGAATTTAGCAGAACTCAGGACAATTATTCTGCTAAGAATAGCGACACTTACTATGGATATGGCACTCTGGAAAAGCAATTTACTTTTCATATGCTTAATATTTTTGGTTTGGACTATGAGAAACATATTAGTAATAAGAAACTGGTTGATGCTATCAATTATTGTCTAATTATTGAGTTCTTTGTTGATACTGTTCATCGTCCTTCTTTTGATATTAAGCGATTCAAGGCGGCCGATTATTTTGGTCATATGACCAGACTATTAAGTGATATTGGGATCAATGGTCTTGATAGTCAGAAGGTTCGTAATAGTAATATTGCGTACAATTCTTTAGTATCTTATATTCAGAGTAGAATGTATATTCACAATGAAGATATGATGAAGGAGTGTATTGCTATTATTAAGCCAGATGTTTCAAAGAAATATAATCTTGCCAAAATGGAAGATGTTAGAAAAGATATTAAAGCCGAACTTGACAACAATCCCGTTTTGAAGTATATTGTTGGTAGTCGTGCCGTGTCTGGCGAACTAAGAGAACTATCTGGTTCAAATGAACCGATTAAACAACTTGATGACAGGCATTACTACAGCGGTAATACTAAAACATGGTTAACAAGTCTAAATGATGTGGAAGCATTTAGAAAGCAAATTGGTAGTTTGGTTAAGTAATCACAGGTAACAATAGGAGTTTTACAATGGCTGTTCCGTTTATGTTTGTTGATGGTAATTTGACGCTGGTTCTTAATAACCAGAGTTATCAGGTTTTGCCGGATCATATTAATTACAAGATGATTCTTGAGCGTTTGCCAACAGCGACCGCTGATGAATTGCTTGAGATTGTTGATATTCAAAAGGCAGTCGCAGTATTTAGCGATGGTCTTGTGGATATTAAGGAAGGTAAGGTATTCTATGATGGCGACGAAGTTCATGGTAGTATCAGTAAAAGAATTCTTGAGTTTATGAGCAAGGGTCTGCCATTTCAGCCTCTCGTTAACTTCCTGAATAATCTTATGGATAATCCTAGTATGCAGAGTCAGCAGGAACTTTATGATTTCCTTGAGCATGAACATCTGCCAATTACTGAGGATGGATGCTTTCTAGCATATAAGGCTGTTCGTAGTGATTATATGGATAAGTATGCTGGAAAGTTTCGTAACAAGGTTGGTGATATTTGTAAGATGACCCGATCAAAGGTTGATGATAATCGTGGTCGCGGTTGTTCTCAGGGACTTCATGCTGGTGCATTAAATTATGTTGCTGGTTACGGCAGCGTTGATGCTGGTGATCGTATCGTTATTGTGAAGATTAATCCTTGTGACGTTGTTAGCGTTCCTAGTGATTGTAATTGTGAGAAACTTCGTACTTGCCAATATGAAGTTGTTGGAGAGTATCAAGGCGAACTTCTCAAGCCTCTTTATTCATCTAACTTTGCTGAAGATGACTATAATGATGACGAAGATGATTATGATCATGAGTATAGTTGGGCATGGAATGACGATGAAGAAGATATGGATGAAGATTACTACGCTGATGCTGACGATGAAGATGAGGATGATTACGACGATCAGTATTGATCGTTAAAAGAAAATGGAGTCTGGTGACTAAGATCATAGCCTCTGGTTGGGAAACTCGACAAACGCTATGTGAGAAGGTTCGATTCCTTCCCATTTTTTAAGAGATAATTCAATGCACGAAGATTATGACGACAATGAATATGATGAAGATG